CGGAAACCATAAAAATGGGTAGAGCATTATCTCATTCATGGTGGCTTAAAAAAGGTCGTAAATCTTTAGATGATAAAGACTTCTCTTATACTGGTTGGTATATGAATATGAAGAATAGATTTGGATGGGCTGATAAGCAAGAAATAAAAGAAGAGAAGAAGGTAGAAACTACTTTTGACTATAGTAAACTAGATGCAGAAACACTTAAAAGATTTATTAAAGGGATTAGACCTAACGAAGATTGAAGCGGAACTATACCGTAAGTCTTTTTATGAGTTTAGCCTAGAAGCTTTTAAAGCTTTGCATAATGGTCAGGAGTTAACGCCTAACTGGCATATAAAGTATCTATGTGATAGATTACAACTAGAAGCTGAAAGGATAGTAAACGGCAAAGAAAGGAATAAACACCTTTTAATTAATGTACCTCCAAGAACATTAAAGAGCGAATTAGTAAATGTTTTCTTTAGTGTTTATTGCTGGGTGTTAAAAGATTCAATACAGTTTATTAGTTCTTCTTATTCGGGTAGTTTATCTATTACACTATCAACTCAGGCAAGAAGATTAATAGAGTCGGACTGGTTTAGAGATCATTTCCCTGGTGTTAACTTATCAAAGGATGAAAATACTAAGTCTAAGTATACAAACACTGGTAGTGGTTTAAGATATGCAACCTCAACAGGTGGTACTGTTACTGGTATGGGTGCTGATATTATAGTAATAGATGACCCACAAAACCCACAGCTAGCACGTTCAGATGTAGAAAGAGAAAACGCTAATATATTCTTTAATGAAACTTTAAGAAGTAGACTAAACAACCCAGATAAGGGCGTTTTTATTGTTATAATGCAAAGATTACATGAAAACGATTTAACAGGGATGTTGTTAGAGAAAGAGCCTGAGAATTGGGAGCATATATGTTTACCTGCTGAATTATCTGATAGGGTTAAACCGATTGAATTAAAAGAGTTTTATACTGATGGTTTATTATTCCCTAAAAGGTTATCTAAAAAGACACTAGACAGCTTTAAATTAGGTTTAGGCAGTTACGGTTACTCAGGTCAATATGGGCAAATACCATCACCTAGCGAGGGAGGTATATTTAAAGGTCAATGGTTTAACATCATTAAAGAGCTGCCTAAAGATGCTAGAGGTAATGAAGTAGAGTTAAAGTGGGACTTCTATTTAGACACCGCTTACACTGATAAGCAAACTAATGACCCTAGTGCTATGTTGGCTTGCTCTTTTTGGAATAATCAACTATACATAAAAGAGGTTAGGACTGTACGTATGGAGATGCCAGAGCTTATAAAAGAAGTTCAAAAGTTTGCACATGAAAACAACTACACCAACAGGAGTAGAATATACATAGAGCCTAAAGCAAGTGGTAAAAGTATTGTTCAAATGCTTAAAAGAACTACAGGTTTAAATGTATTAGAAGATAAGCCACCAGTAGAAAGTAAACTAAGTAGGGCTAATTCTGTTTCTGCTTTTGTAGAGTCTGGAAGGGTTAACTTGTTAGATGGTAGGTATATTGATAGCTTCTTAAATGAGCTTAAAGCGTTCCCTAATGGCTCGCATGATGATGCCGTTGATTGCTTAGTTATGGCTATATCAAGAAACACTTTTAGAAAGAAAAGTATTAGAGCTATTGCTTAATTATAATAATTTTGCATACAAAGTTTTCTAATGAGGTAAAGCCATTTTGTGCAAATTGTTATCTATTTGGCTTGAGTTCATATATTATACTTAAATCAACATAAAGTGCTTCATATTGCACTAATTCATATGTAAAAACGTATAAAGCATCAAAAATACTTAGGAAGTGTATTTTATAGCACTTTTTTTATTTACCGTTTAAAATGTTATATTTGAGAAAACTAAAAGTAAATGAGCGATAAAGTAAGGTGTAGACTAAATAAGTCTGAAGCTGAATATTTAGGTTTAGAAGTTAAGAAAAGCGAACCAAGAAGAACTACTAGCAGATACACCATAACTCAAGAACAATCTGATGAGATATACAAACAAAGAACAACACCGAACAAAAGAAAGTTTGTAGAAACAATAAAGAAACTAAACAAAAACGGTGAAGTAATATCCAGCACTGAGAAGCTACAAAGTAAACCTATAGAAGTTCCTGATAACTTTGAAGTAATAAAGGTAAGTACTCAAAAGACTAGCGGTTTACAATGGGTTCAATACGCTCCTAAAAAGGTTAACATAGAAGAAGAGGTAAAAGAGTTTGACTTTGAATCTATAATAAAGAAATATATTAAGCCTTTAGTAACTAATCATGTTACGAATAAAGCGAATAAACGTAACAAGAAAGACTTTGATAAACTTGTTATATCTGATGTTCATGTTGGTATGGATACAGATATAGACAATAATACAATGTATCAATCAGAGTGGAATAAGGAAGAGTTGTTTAAAACTGCTGATATTGTTATTAAAGAAACTTTAGAGACCCAAGAGAGCAATGTTTTATATGTTGATGAACTAGGTGATCTATTAGACGGGTTTAACGCTCAAACGACTAGAGGAGGTCATTCATTACCTCAAAACATGACTAATGAGGAGGCTTTTGATGCTGCATTAGAGTTTAAGTTAAAAATACTTTACGGTTTAAAAGATTACTATAATGAAATACATTTTAACAATATTTGTAACGATAATCACTCTGGCTCATTTGGGTACTTTGTTAATGAAGCTTTTAAGCAAGTAGCAGAGATACAATTTAAAAATGTAACTGTAACAAATCATAGAAAGTTTATCAACCATTACTTTGTTAATGATGTTTGCTTTGTTATCACACATGGAAAGGACGATAAGAGTTTAAAGTTTGGGTTTAAGCCTCAACTAGATTTGAAAGGAGCTGAAAAAATAGATCAATACCTAAAGCGTAATGATATTTATAAAAAGTCTGAGTTAGTTGTTTTCTGTAAGGGAGATTCACATCAGGCTTTATTTGACCTTTGTACTAGCGATGACTTCTATTACTTTAATTATCCAGCTTTAAGCCCATCTAGTAACTGGATTAAGAACAACTTTAAATTAGGTCGTAGGGGATTTGTAAATGAATCTTACAAAGGGTTAAAACATATTCAAAAAATACATTTCATCAAATAATTATTATATTTACATGAAAACAGTTAATTATTTTTATAGAATGGAAGATTTAAACAAAGAGCAAGTAGCTCCAAAGAAAAAGAAAGCACCTAAAAAGAAACCAGTTAAGGTTGAATTAAAGGATAAGCTTATTGGTATGGCTGAATTTATTGATAAGTCAGTTAAAGAAGAAAGAGGTAAGAGTTTAAACACCTCATCATGTAGTAGGTTAAATAAGATCAAAATGGACTTAAATTTAATTATTAGAACTTTATAGTATGATTACCGCCACTATCCTTGAAAATCAATACGAAATTAGAAACGATTGGTCAGATGTTACTATTAAACAGATGGCTAAAGCACAAGAGTATATTGATAATATGCCTAAGTGGTTATCTAATTATATTTATTCTGAAGATGATGAGCCTGTAAGTGAGGGTAAATTATTAAAGTTCTATATTGATTGGATAGGTTTATTTTCAAATATTCCTAAAGAGTATTTAGAAAGAGAGATAGCGGTAAATAATACAGATGAACTTTCTTTAATTGAGTTATTTGGTTTAGTCTCAAAGTTTCTAGGTGAACCATCACAGGAAGAAATAGGAGAAAGTGAGGTAATAAAACTAGGTAAAAAAGAATACAGGTTAATAGAATCTGTTAAGACCACAGGTGGTGTATCTAAGATGCTGGGAGGTGCTACATACAAGCACTTCTCAGAGTCTCAGGCTCTCGCTAGTTTATTCCAAAAGAAACAGTATAGAAAATGGTCTTATCTATCTAAGATAACAGCTATACTATTCAGAGAAGAAGCAGAGGAACAATACGAAGAAGAACTAATTGAAATGAGGTCTAAAGCTTTTGAAAATCTACCAGTATCAGAGGCTTACAGGGGTTATTTTTTTTTGCTCTCTTTACAAAAGAAGCAGCAAGAACGTTTAGTATTATCTTTAACCCAGAGAAAAAAGGTAAAAAGCTCAACACCCTTAGTGAAAAAATACTATCTAGCCTTTATTGGGAAGATAAAGCTTATTATATCGCATCTAAAGGCGTTTATAACAAACAAGGGTTAACACCTTTACAAAGTGTTTATAACACTAATGTATATGAGGTTTTAAAGTTTATTAGCCTAGACACGGCTAAAGACACTCTAAAAGCTGAATATCAACAGCATGCACACGATGAAAGCATGAAAAAAAACCGTAGGAATAAATGACAAGAGATGATTACTTACAGCAAGTCTTAGAAGCTTGTGCTTTTGTCAACTGGGAAGTATACGGTGTCTATAAATACTATCAAATAGTAGCTATTACTAATGGATTTGTACAGATCAGTATTATTAGTTACAGTCAAGAAGAGTCATATAGTGAAGTAGTAGACTTTAATAATACAGAAGATTTAATATATGATATGTTAGATTATTTGTGATATTAGTTATTTATTATTACTTTAGCGTAAACAAACAGATAGTTTTAGCAACTAAACAATTTTATTAACGAAATAGTTAATTATGAAATATCCAATAAGGTTGATATGGGAGTGTGAATATTGTGAAGATGTGGTTGTGTCTTACTCGCATTTAAGGCATGATATGAACTTCTGCGAGTGTGGTAAAAGTGCCGTCGATTTAGAAGAACATTACCGAAGATGTATAGGTAAAGTAAAAGATATAAGTATAAAAAAGAATATAGGCGGAGAATGGGTAAATGAAGCCTAATGTTACAACTAAATAATGTTAATTTTAAAGATTAATTAAGATGGAATTAAAACAAGCAATAGGAGTGTTAGAAACTCACAACAGATGGCGCAGAGGTGAAGAAGTAGAACCAATGTTAAAACCTAGCGATATAGGCAATGCGATTGATACAGTTGTTGAGTACGTTAAAAATAATGGTGTTTTAGATGATGTTAGTAAATGCCCTAATTGTGGTAGCACTAATAGAATTAAAGTACTTTGTAAGGATTGCGGCTATGACAACTTAGATGAATAAGGTTGTTACTAACGTTAAAAATAAAAACTGTCACCACTAAAGATTAAAATTATGAAGAAGATTA